CCTGGCCGTCAGGCGATGGCGTAGGGATGTCAAATGCGACGGCTTCAAACAGTTTCACCCGTACCACCCGACCCGTTGATTGTTCATCAGCATGTCGTAACCCATCGGCGTTGACATGAGTTTCGCTTCCGTTGCCGCTTCGCGGTTCTCGTATAGGTGCGCAATCAGCATCAGCATGGCTTGCCGGATGTTCTCTGGAATGTCCGTCGATGCGTCACCGAAACCGGCAACGTATGTAATCTTAATGGCGTCCGGTCGGCTGTCCGCAGTAGGCCATTGCGCGCCGTCCTTCGGCTTGCACACCATGAAATCGCCATCGCGCCACAACTCGAAATCCGACAGCGTGGCTGTCTGCAAAACGCCGTCCGCATCGTAGTATTCCACCGATGTCAGCGATTGAACCGGCGTCATGTGCAGCCGAACCCAGCCGGGTGATTGATTCTCGTATTGCGCCCAAGTCTGCGTAATCATCGCGCGGCCCAAATCTCCCAAACCGTCAACATGCGCCTCTGCGGTGTGAATGAGATTGGTCAGCAACGTGTCGTCATCGTCAAAATCAATCCGCAACTGCGCCTTGGCCTCCGCCAAGGTTAGCGAAGCGTTAACCGGACCCGTGACGAGTTCAAGCGCGGCTGTCACTTGCTGGCCCTCTCAGACTTGGTGCGCGGAACGGCCTTTTCCGGCTTGGCGCTGCGAACAGGAACCGCACATCCGGCCTCAATTACCTTAATCGCTTCCTCTTGCGGCAAGTCCACCTCTTGTCCGTACTGATACGCAAAGTCACGCCCCGCCATTGAAGTTGTCATTTTGATTTTCATGGGATTACCCTCCTAAGCGGCTTGCGAAATGGGCCAGATTCCCGGCCCATCCCAAAACCGCCTTACGCCGCCGCGTGCGTCAGCTTCTTAATGGCTGCGCTGTCGAGGATTTCACCGTCAACACGGGTGAAGCCCACGAAAGCCACTTGGTCAGCCTCTGCATAGCGTTCATCAAGACGCTTGATGTCAATGTCACGGGCGCGACGAACAACGTACTTTTCCATATCCCCATAAAGGACGGAAACAGCCGACGCGCCAATGTCTGCCATGCCTTGATTAACCACATAACGCTCGCCAAGGATGGTCGGCCCCGCGCCCGTCTGCACGTTTGCAGCCTGCCAGATGTAATTTCCATCGCTGTCCTTGATTTTGCGCAAAGCCTGCAAAGTCGCATCATTGAACATGAACACTGTATTCGGAGCCTCCCGATATGCAGGGTCAACAGAATGCTGCAGGTCGATCAGGTTGTCGAAAGTGATAGACGACACGAGTGCAGAAGTACCAGTTCCAGCCGCCGTCACGATGCCGTTAGGCTGCGAAGAACCCGTGCCAGTTGTCAAGGCAGCGCCAACGCCACGGCCAAAACGCTTCGCCATCATCCGGCGAATTTCCGCTTCAACATTGATTGCGCTGTCCTGCATCAATTCGGCAGACACTTTAATAAGCCCAGATGTGTACTTGTACGCGCCAAGTGTAATCTGACCAAAAGTGGTGTCGTCTTCCGACGCAGCCGTGTTTTCCGCCAACAAAACAGCCGTATTTCCGGTGTCATCGTTGGTTGGCATCTCCAACGGATTGCCACTTGCTGTGACAAGCTGTCGTGTGACGGATTCATCAAACATGGGCGAATAAGCAACCATCGAGGAAACCAATTCCGCGACAAACTCAGTCGGAACCGTAAAACCACCTGCGGAATCGGTGCCAACCGACTGCGCACGATGTTCACGAAGGATGCTCCGCTCCTCTGCGGACATTTCGCTCACGCCGTGACGCAGGAAGTCGCGGAAAATCTCACGATATTCTGGCTTTTTGTCGATCTGCACTTCACGGCTTTGACGCGATTCAACTGGCGCAGCCGTCGAAAAGTCAATTTCTTCAGCCTTGCGCTGATGCGCCTCAGCCTTCGCCAGCTTGTTCGCTCGATCCTCAAGCTTGTCGCAAGCCTCCATCATCGCATCGAACTCGCGTTCGATTTCAACAACGCGCGATTCTGGCGTGTCGTCAGTGATTTCGTTAAATTTGGCTTGGGCTTCTGTCGAAATCCGCGCCTGTTGCTCACGCAACTCTTTGATAGTGGACATGGTAAATCTCCTAAACTGTCCTTGGGTTGAATAGGCGTCGGCGCGGTGCCTCAGCCGTTCTCCCGCCGTGCAGCGAGGTCTCGTTTCATCCGCAGGCGCGCACGCGCCGCAGAAAAATTCTGCCGTTTTATTTCCTTGCGGTGTTCTTCCAAAGACCGCAGGCCAATTTCGGTTGTCGGGTAAGCGCCCCGAGGAACAACGGAAACTTCCCAGAGCGACCCGACTTGCTCGATGGACCGCAAAGGCGTTTCGCCCGTTTCATCCCAAGACTGACGCCCACCTTCCATGTCGAAGGCGAAACTCATTTGGTCGATATTTCCAGCGCGGATGTTTTCGACCAGATCGCGCGCAAGCTGTGTATTTGGCGGCGTGATTTCCACGCGCAAACCGCGCTCATCTTCAGATAGTGAGAGCGTTCCAGCCTTCATACGCCCAATTACGCTACCGTAATCGTGGTTAAACAGTGCGTGAATATCATCCCGGCCAATAGCCTCAGAAAACGCCCCGCGTCTTACAATTTCCCGAAAATACCCACCAATATCTGTCTCTTGGTCAAATACCGCCGCGTACCCAACCAGCTTTTGCGACTGGCCTTCTTCGCGGTCTTCAACCGCCATCCCTGCGGTAATGCGAATTTCACGATTCATCTTCTACGCCCTCCTGTGGCGACGAATGCCCATCAAGCGGCACAGTTGCGCCCTGAACCATAAGGCTGTTTCCGCTTGGAAGCGGCTCCATGTCCTCAATAGCGCGGGCTTCATTTGGTGTGCGGATTGCGTTCTGAATTGCCGTAGCGTGCGCTTCCATGCGTGTCTTGAGGTCGCCACGCAACAAGCCGTCAACATTCATTTTGACGTAATTTTCACTGTCTCGGCCAAAGATTTTGAGCGTTAACTCTTGTTCGTATTGCCGGACCCACTTGCCCAACGTGTGTTTCACAAAGTGCAAATCTTGCTGCTCAGTGTTACTAAACGTGCCATGCGTCAAATCTTGCAGAAAAACCGGAGGCAAGCTGTAAATTCGAGCAACTTCCTCAATGATAAATCGCTTCAACTCCACAAGCTGCATTTGCTCAGGATTAAAACCAATCGGCTTCAATTCATGGCCCATCGGCATCGCCATAACTGGCCTTCCGTCACGCGCCAGCTTCGCCATCGCCGCAGCAACATCCTCAGACGCGCGGCCCGCAGACGCGGCGCTCGCAAATGGCCCCTGCATCACAACTGGCGGGATGCCACCGTTCTGAAATGCTTTGCTGCCGTACTTACTCGCCGCAATAGCAAGCCCGATCACGTCCCTGCAAACGTCAATCGGGCTATAATGACTGACAAAATCACGGTCCCGAAACCATGTTGTTTCAATAACGCTGCTTGCATCGTATGGCTGCGTGCGACCTTCGTAGAAATAAAAGCGGCGCTTGCCGATTTTATTGGCGTTTGGCTCCTCGCGCACAGACACTTTTCGCGGGTCAACAGGGTGGATATTGACCACCTTCCCGCGAACATTGCGTTCAATGACGCTAAAAGCCCGGCCATAAGTGAAAACTCGATCAAACGAGTATTTCCGCCAATCGTAAGACGTTTCTTGTTCGCTGCTGTATAAGTTGAGTATTTTTTCAATATCAGGGTCTGTGCGTTCCGACCCGTCAGCCGTCTTGCGGTAGACGTGAATGGGAAGTGACGCCATTGTACCGGATAGGAAGTTGACCGCAGCCCATACAGCCGGAACCGTTAGCGCCGATGACTCAGTGACATTCACACCAGCCGCAGATTTGCCGCCCCAATCGAACAGAGAGGCCACAGTAAGAGGTACGTTAGGATTTTCAAGAGACCCTCGCTTTTCTCGTTTGAAAATTCCGAACATTACGCTTCCAGTCTAAAATTAGGATCGTCCCAAGGTGACAGCACAGCCGCTTCCTTGTTCTTCACGAACCACCCGAGCGCCATAATCAGGGCAACCGCCCCGTCGATCTTGTTCGCGGGCAGTTCCTTGCGCGGGTAGACGTTAT